TGTCATCTACTTCCCCTTAGCTAATTGCGCACCAAAGTAAAACTCTATTATCATTGTTGCCCATTGGAATACTTCATCAAACTTTAATACAGCACCTGCTTGTACAGTTACATAATCTATTGTATCAGGCGTTAGCTGTATACCTAGTAAACTAGCTCCTTCAATTACAGTAGGTATTACTGTAGGTACATTAAAAAACACAGGAGCTATCTGTGTAAAGATTATTAAAGCTAGTATAACTAGGATAATAATTCTTCTATTCATAGCAGCCATTGGACTTTCTTTGTCTGCTTTATCTCTAGCCATATTAATAGAATCATTACGCACTTGTAGTGATTGTATCATTAGCTTCTGTTGTTCTTGTGCTGCTTGGCTCTTTAAAGCAAACAACTTAGCAACAAAGCCTAAAGCTATCGGTGCTACATTAGTTAAAAATCCTATCATGCTACTAACCTCAATAAATTAAACATACCTACTTCAGAAGCTAAAAAATAAGCAAATCCTCCATAAATAAAATATCTGATTTGATTAAGCATATTAAATATCTTTTGTATTTTATCGTTAGTATCATCAATCTTACTAAAAAGCTTAGCTATCTGTGAAGAATGTTTATCTAACTGTAGCTGTACTCTTTTATCTTCCATGTGGCATATTAATTCCTTAGTTTGCTAGTGGGTTATCTAAAGACTCTTGTATTCTTTTTTCCATATCTACTTTAGTCTTCTCTACTTTTACTTCAAATCTATCTAGCTTTGTATCGTAGCTAGTAAGTTTTGTATCTACTGACTGTAGTTTACCATCAACTTTAGATTCTAAGTTCCATTGTGCGTTCCGTAAATCTGTCATATCTTTTTTTAATTCTATCTTAATAGCATCAGCATGCTGTTCAATTCTAATAACATCTGATGAAGTTTTCTTCATCTGTCCAGCTATAGCATCAAGGTCCAAATTAGCTATTCCTTCTACTTTCTGATACATCAGGAACCCTCCATATAGCGAACCTACAATTGTACTTATAAGAGCAAATGCGCCAACGAGAGTAGTATATGTAAACTTTAAACCTAAAAAACTTAATCGTTTATCTACTAAACCTTCTACCTGTGCTACTTTTTCTCCTAAATCTGCCATTAGTTATTGAATGCTCCATCATTTTGTATCATTTTTAAGTATTCAATCTCTTGTTTAAGCCTTTCTACCTCTAATCTTCTGCGTTGTAACTCTAATTGATACAAAGTATTGCAATTTATACGCTCACTTGGTCCGTCTAACGGTATAACTAATCTAGCATACAACCCTATATCTTTAGATTGAGGGTTATTAGGGTCTTCTTTTCCTATTATAGGTACTATAGCATTGTTTATTACACCTGTCATACCTATTTCAAAGTTTGTACTACCTCCTATAGCATTTTTGCAATCTAAATCACCTGCTCTAATACTATCTGAACCGCTTACAGAACTCATACTAGGCAAAGAAAAACTCATTGAGTTGCTATCTGCTATTACTTGTGTGCTAAGAAAGGCGTAGCAACACACATACCTTAACCATTTCACTTAAACCTCGAACATATCCTAGATTCTACTATAGGTTTAAAACTATCATTACCTCTAAGTTTAGATGTAGAACATATATATTTAGATTCTTCTACATTTCTATCACTAATATAAACATCAAATCTAACACGCTGTAAATGTTTTACATTAACTATTTTATATCTTGTAACAAAAGGTATAGGTTCCCAATCTTTATCAAACACACCTATTTGATACCATTGTACATCTTCCCTTTTATTAAATATCTGCATTGTAGTCATCTTAGCAGTTGGTATAAACGACATTTTCCACTTAGGGTAAGTGGGTGTCATATCATGTGCTGCTACACTACCACATAGCAACAACCACAGTATTACTGGGCGATACATTCTGCTACTACGACTGCCGAATATGAACCACCAGGAAATGCCTTTTGTTGTCCACCACCATATGTAGCAACTGAGGTAACACTAAACCAAGTCGTACCAGCGTGTACTAAATTATAAATTCGCATTGCACCACCATCTGCTGTTGTACTAGCAGCTTGATAACCTGACATATCATTAGACGATGTTTGTGCTACTGCTACTGCTCCTGTCCAGACAACAGTATCACCTAAACTTGGACTTGAACTAAAAGATGTAGGGTAACTTATCTGAGCTTTGTAAGCATTAGCAAGAGAAGTATCAACACGAACAATAGGTACTTGTCCAGCACTTGCAGGCAGCGTAGTTAGTGTGTACGCATTAGGGTTTCCGTAATAACCTGCGGTATCAGTATTGACTGTACACCTTGACTCTACATTGCCATTAATATTAGTATTGGCTTCTACCTTGCTCGCAAATAAAGAACATCCAGTAAGTCCTACCATTAAAAATAAAGTTATTAATTTGTTCATTTATACTGCTCCTGTATCATTTCGTTGTGTAATTGCTCTTGTGTTAAACTTCTAAAAACTAACCTGTTATCTACTACCTTTCCACCATCTAACTGAGTTGTATCACGATATACTCCACCTGAAATCTGTGCTACATAATAAGCATTCATATTGGTAGCTTGGTTTATGCTTTTTAATATTGATGCTTGTGATGCTGTGTTGGCTATCGTTAAAGCATTTTCACTAGCAGCCATTGCTATCTCTAATCGTTCTTTTTCTTCTTCATCCTCATCATCGGCTTTTGCTTCTTCTTCTTTGTCATATAATTTATCATCCGTCTCCTTTGTTGCAACCTTAACAAATTCATCGTCTAAAGCATCATATATTTCTATCTTGGGTACAACTGGTAGTGGCGGTATATAATCTGGACAACTCTCATCATTCTGTGCGTTCCTACATAAATCCCATCTGTACATATAAAGTATGGTTACATCTTCAATACTGCCTGTACCTGTACCTCTTATCCTGCCATCACCAAACTGCTCAATCGGTGTGTAAGGTAAAGGTATGACATTCTGTATCTTCATTCCGTATTTACCATCCCAGTTATGCTCCTCTTGAAAAACATAACCCCCACCTACTTTGTCGCTCTCTATCGTAACTGTGAAATCATCTACTACATTCTTAACTGCTGTGTAGTTGTACAGTACACCACTTATATCTAAACCTTCTTCAGCACTAACACCTAAAGTGCCTGTATTCATCTTCCAAGTATTGCCATATAAAGCAGCATTACTTGTATAACCAAATTCGTAACTAAAAGAACAAAAAGGCAGCAGCAACAGTACCCATAATAGATAAGGCTTTATCACGCTTTTCTGCAACACTAATTTCATCTTTCTCCTTTGGAACTGGTATTTCATTTGTATGTACTGCCCAAGCATCTTTTGCCTGTTGTCCTATTAAACCATCATACGGACAGTATGTTCCCGCTTGAGCCATCGCCCTAAAAATATCTGGGTCTTGACACATCACACTAACTGCTGCGACTTTCATTCCAAACATATACAGCTTCTGTGCTTTCTTTAACCTTAAACAATTTTCTTCTGTGTATGTCGTACCTACTGACAATCCTAGTATCTGTGTCTGTACTGAACCACTAGAACTAATTGTACATAAATCACTATTGTTTCCACTACCAAACTGAGGCGATATAGCACTAGGTGGCGGACTAATTACTTCTGTTTTTTGATTGCCATTTGTTGTTACTGTGCTAGTAGATTCTGTAACTATAGGGTCTGCTGCAAATACAGAACTTACTACTAATAAAAATAAAATTAATTTACGCATATAAAGTATACCAACCAGTTACAATATATTTTTCATTACTAATAGGTGGATTGCCTCTATGTGTTGCCATATAATTTGCAGGAAATAAACATATTTTTCCTTTTTCTGCTTTTTCTCTATGTGCGTGATATAAAAATTCTGTTTCTCCGCCTTCCTTTACATCATTTAAATATATTGTCCATACTGCAATTCTATTAGAAGATGCTAAATTTGTATCTTCGCAATGCCAAGTGTGAAACCCACCACCTATTTCTGTTTTTTGTACTTTTTGTTTTGTGCTTTTTATTACACCATCATCTAAATATAAAGTGTTATAAATATCACAATACTCTTTAGCTGCTTCTGTTAAATATTCATTAACACGGGAAGTTAAAGTTCCATTTATTTCATCTAAAAATAATGATTTATCTTTTCTATTGTTTGTACCATTATGTATCTGTTCA